ACCTACTACTCCACCTACGTCTAATTCAACTAAATCACCGTTGTAAATCGCCGCAGCCTGAGTAACAGACAGTTGACGAATAGCGCCAGCATAAGGCATGCCGTCTACACGATTGATTGGTTGAAAACCGTAGGGTTTGCTAATGGTTGGATATGCCATTTAAAACTCCTATTTAAAATTAATAAAGTTATTTACCTTTGCCAAATGATACGGTTGACTTACGTTCATTGAACAAAGGCATACGTGCATCACTTTGCTTCATAAGACTATTATCAATTGCTTGAGTCTGAGCTTCTGTTTGCTGAGCATAATGGTCATTACGCTGTTGAACAAACTCACTCGGAGTCTTACACAATAATAATCCGCCAATCTCAATGCTGTCTTTAAAACGGCTATTGGGATCTACTAACAATTGAAACTTAGGCTGCTCTTCTACTGAAACTGGCTCCCAGCCTTCTCTCATCTTCGCAGATATGTTACGCGGGTCAGCGTTATTCAGTGTAGAAACACGAATCCAGCGATATGCAAATCCTGGCTGTTTGTCGGGTTCGGGCAACAATTCAGCTGGCATCCACTGTTTAGGACGCTCAGTTGTAGCGCGGGTTTGAATCTCTCTTTGTACTCGGTTTGATGCAGTCATATTAAGCTCCTGTCTTCGCAAATTCCGCAGCATATTGCTCCGGAGTTAATCCTAGTTTCTTGGCAAGCTGTACTTGAGACGCCTTTAGCTTAATCTTTTTCGAAGATGTGCTACGTGTCGCAGGTGCTACCACATTACTAGGCTTGTTTACTCGTTGGGTTGTTTCCTGTTGTTCTTCTTCGCCGAAGTTCTCTGGGAAACGTTTACGCATTGTCGCGTCAATACGTTTGTAATACTCATCAGTCGTAGCATAAGCCATTCCGTTCTCTTTGACTAGCTTTTCGTGCAGTCCAAGAGCAAGACTCGTCATCTCATCATCCTGACCAAACCATGTATTATTTTCTTGCCATGATCTAGCTTTAGTGTCGGGCTGTGGCCTTTGCTGTGCTGTTTGTGGGATTTTTACATCAAATTCTTCTTCTTGTAAAGCTTTTTGTGGAACAAAGCTGTTTACTCGTTGAAGTTTTAGCTTAGCATCAGTCATTTTTTCCTGAGCTTCTAGCAATTTATCTGTATCACCAGAGTCATAAGCCTCTCTGTATTCTTTGCGAGCCATATCTAGCTCACGGTCAGCGGTCTCTTTAAAGGAGCTAACCAACGCCTCATCCCCAGCAGATAAGCGTGTCTTAAGCTTTTTGTTCTCTTCAATAACCTTTTGAGCCAATGAGATAGCTTCTTGCTGTTCACGCAACGCAGATTCCTTAGCGCGGCGCTCATCATTCCAAACCTTCTTAAACTCATTAATCTTCTTTTTTGCAGATTCTGAGTATTCGTCTAGTTCGTCTGTCTCAAGCTTTTTTACAAAATCAGGCTCTGAAGCTTTACGTCCACGGTCTTGCTGGGGGGTGTCGTCTTCAATTTCAATCTCAAGCTTGCCTTCATCTTCAGCATCTTGATTAATCTGATCAACTGTTTTCCCTTCATCAACTTCATCGGGGAACTTAAATTCTTCTTTATCCATCGTAATACTCCTTATTTACGTTTGATTCCGCGCGGATCGTCCACCACGGCTTCTACGTTGTCATCGTTAATGATTCTGAATTCTCGGCCATGAATTACTAGACGTGAACCAGCATTTGGTCTTACTAAAATAAAATCACCTTGTTTGCACCATGCGCCATTAGGAAAGCGAGCCTTATCCTGATAGCAATCTGAACCCATATCTACAACGAATAGAACGGTGGTTAAGACTTCTTCGTGGTGAATCGTAGTGTCAGCTTTAATAATCCCGCTGTCGTACTCTTTTTCAACTTCTGGAATAGCGCAAAGGATGCGGTAGCCAGATGGTTTTGGGAGTTGTGTAGCCTTTTCTTCGTTTGATTTATCCATAAGCGCTGATAGATCTACCGCCTTGGTTAAATCGACTTGGTTACTCATCGTCAGAGTTCTCCATTTTTTGTTTAAGGTCTAATATGTATCCCCTAGCGGTCAGCAGACCTTTAATCTCACCGCAGGTTGCTTTATAAGACTCAAACGTTTCGGCACGTCCGGTTCCTATAAATTCTTGTAACTGCTTAATTTTGTTGTCCACTTCGTCGATTAGGACTTCAAAAGCTGTCATTATTGATTACCTTTCTTTGCCGCGTTAATGGCTGTTTTAATGCCATCAGCCTCTTGTTGGTCTCTATGCTTTTTCATATCCAGCTGTAGCTTGGCTTTTGATGCGGCAATTTCTGAACCTACTTTTGTGCCTTCAGCTTCTAGTTTTTCGCCTTCTAGTTGCTTTTTAACCATCAACGCTTGAGTGGCTTGGCGTTCTTGAGCGGCAATTCTTTCCCTCTCAATTTGTTGCTGAGAAGCTTTAAGCTGAGCATCCGTTTGATCCTTAGCTTGTTTACGTTGTACGTCCGCTTCCTTGATTGCAAGTTCTTTCTGCTGCATCTGGATGATCGGATCCTGTTGCTGCTCTTGAGCTTGCTGTTGTGCAGCCTCTGCTTTATTGGCCGCTAATACCTGTTGAGAAGCTTGCGCCACTAAACGAGATATCTGTACTTCATACTCCTCTGGTATCTCTTCATTTGGTTTAGGCAATGGAGCGCCCATTTGCTGTTCAACCATTTGACGATACTTAAAGCCAAAGTGTTCAGCAATATGCGCGTGCATGGCTGCTGTAATCTGGCTTGCGTTTGGATTCTGCCCAATAATCTGAGCTGTTTTTGGGTCTTGCAAGAATGTCTGATGCGCAACAATATGGGCATCTTGGTCCTGATACATGAACGCTTTGACTGGCTGGCTGTTCAATACATCCATGTTCTCTGAGATAGGATCTTTTGGTTTCTGGTCTTCTTTAAGAGCCACCAGCTTTGATGCGTTCTTCACTCCTAAAACATCCAACATCTGACGGTGTAACTGAGCCATGTCGTATAGCTGTGGCGCGCTTTGTGCCAACTGCAATACAGCCTGATACTGAACAATCTTCTGAGCCATCGTTGCTGCGTTTGGATCAGAGACTGGAATGACTGAAACCAAGTCATAGTCAGACTGCTTAGCAAAACGATCACCTTCTACTGGCTCATAGTTGTATTCTTCTGGCGTGTAATCACGGATGATTTCTTTAAGAAGTTTTAACTCTTGCTTCATTGAATAGTGGACGCGCGCCTGAACAGCAGACATCACTTTCAAGGTTCTTTCCAAGATAGCTAATGTTGTGCCGACTGGTGCCTGTGAACTCATGTCGCTAATCTTCATGTCAGCGGCAGAGGCAAAACGGCGACCTTCTTCAACAATAGTACCTAGCAAGCTATACAACACTTGGCTTGGTTCTTTGTATGGAAGAGTCATAACGTTATCTTTAATAACGCCACTTGGTACGTCTACGTCACGGAACTCTCCTGGAGAAATAGGGGTGTCATCGCCTTTGATTCTTAAGCCACGAGCTTTGAAGCCGCCTGGCAAGTTAGACAAAGTACCAGCGTCCACAAGCTGACGGATGATAGAAGTACCAGACTTAGCAAAGGCACCAACTAAATGGATTAAGCCAAAGCAATAGAAACCGAATCCTGGTACGTATCCATAATGGACAAAGTGGTTACGCTTCTGTTTAGTTTTGTCTTCTGGGCGCCAGTTGCGACGGATTGAAAGAATGGTCTGTGTGCCTTTTTCAATGGTCACAACATAAGGTAATGCAATGCCATCATCATCTTCATATCCTGGAAGATCTAGGTCAACGTGCATTTCCAATAACTTATAACGGTCATCAGTGGTAGCACTGAAGCCCATCTTTTCTGCAATCTTCTTCTCTACTTCATCTAAAGACCCGTCTGGAGTTTCAAGGTCAACATCTCTATAGAATCCTGAAGACTGCAATCTTCTAACTTCATTTTCAGTCTTGCGCATGATATGAGTCACGCGTGGTGAAGACTCTAGGTTTGATGCGCCATAAGGAACAACCAAGTCTTCTGCTGGGATAAAGATGGATACCTGACGATTCATGCCAGGATCAAAGTAAACCTTTTTAAAGGCGTTACCAGATAAACCAAGCCCCCAACACATGCGCTCATGCTCAGGACGATACTCAACCATCACATCAGTAATCTGATAGTTCATGTCATCTTGAACTCGAGCAGCTGCTTCTTTTTTCTCTTGAGTTTCTTTACCAATAATCTGGGTTTTTACTGGGCCAGATGCCGGCAATGTTTCCATAACTGTCTCAGCTTGGAACTTAACTAGAGCCTCTGATAGTAGCGGGTGGTATACACCGCATGCGCCTTCCCATGGTTCTGTGCGCTCTTCAATTTTCATACCCAACAACTCTAAGCCGTCAACGTATGTTTGTATCCAGTCTTTGCGTGAGCTGACGTCTTCTTCAAATTCACCGATTAAATCACCAGCTAACTCTGCTAATTCACCTTCAGACATGTAGTCAGCTAAGTTTGCTGAAAACTCTTCGTCGCTTTCTTCTTCTTTGCCTATCTCAATTTCAAGTCCATCAATGCCAATACTGACTGATTCAGGATCCTCAATTTCAATTTCGATTTCAGGAACATCGTCCATTAAATCCTCTATTCCTTGAGGGGCTTGATATAAACTTTTTTCGATAGCCATATATATCCTTAATAGTATGCAGCTTTGCGTCTGAATGAGACTATCTCATCCTTTTCGTCAGATTCTAACTTGATAAATCCACCTTTGCGGAACCTAATCAGCGCTTGCGTTGATGAGTCAACTAAGTCATCGTGATCAGAATTTGGAAAAGCAGCCATTTCCTCAATCACTTCCTCAGCCCATCTTGTCCGCGGCGCCCAAACTTTCCCCGAAGCGAATAAATCAGATACAGCGTTAATACGAGCTATCTTATCATTGCCCCTTGTCGGTGTAAACTCTTGAACAGGTATTCCCATGTTTCTTAATTCATATATTAACGGCGC